GACAAGGGATTGAAATCACGCCGTTCGGAACCCGCGCCGCCTACTACTTCTACGCGCAACACCCCGGCGAATCCTCTTTCTTCCTGTCGTCCGCCTCGCTGAACACCGACGGGCTCACCCGCGTTCCCGCGCAAGTCGTTTTTCATCACTATACGCCGGAGCGCCCAGGCCAATTGCGCGGCGTTCCGACGCCGATTGCGGCCCTGGTGCGGGCTCGCAACTTTGACGCCTACGAATCTGCGGAACTCACCAGAAAAAAATCCCGCGCCAAGTTCGTCGGCACGATCTACCGCGAAACCGACGAAGAAAACCCGATCACCGACGACGCGATCATCAAGGATTTGGATGCTCGCGAAAAGCAGCGCTCCTACGTCGATTTAGAAGACGGGTACATGCTCAGTATGGCCCAAACTGAGCGCGCCACCCTGTTCGACGGGGACGGCGGCAATTCCGGCATTGACTTCCTTCGCGTGCAACTCCGAGCGATTGCTGCGGCGATGGGCGTCCCCTACGAGCTGATGACAAACGATTACGCGGATACCAACGACCGCGTCATGAAAGTCATCCTCAATGCCTATTACCGCGAGCTGGAAATGGAGCAAGACCGGATGGTTTCGCAAGTGCTCCAGCCGGTATGGGTGGCGTGGCTCAATGCGGTGGCGCTGGATCGCATCATTCGGATGCCTCGCGGCTATCTCGATAACCCGCGCCCCTGGCAGCGCTGCGAATGGCGCAGCCATGCTTGGAGCTATCCGAACCCGCTCCAGGAAGCGCAAACCAAGAAAATCCTGGTAGACGAAGGGTTCACTTCGCGATCCGCCGTCGTGGCCGAAATGGGCTGGGACGTAGCAGACGTGGACCAGCAAAACGCCGATGACCAGGCGCGGGAACGGGCGCTTGGGTTGAGTTACGGCAAAGACCCGGCCCCCATCCAGCAACAGGATACCGTTCAACCATGACCCATCTCCCCCATATTGCCGCGCGGCTGTTCAACACGCCGCTGCTCATCCATCCCGGCAAGCTGCAAGCCATCGTCGCTGGCCTGTCGAGCCGGCTGGGCGTGGCGCCACCGAACCCACTGCCGGACGCCTATACCGTGCGAACCGGAACGGCCGCCAAGGGTGGCTATCGCGTCGTGGATGGTATCGCCGTCATTGACGTGTTCGGCGCGCTGGCCCACCGAACCGAATTACAGGCCAACTCAAGCTTTATTCTCGGTTACGAGACGATTGGTCAGATGCTCGACAACGCGCTAGCGGATCGGGATGTGGCCGCTGTCGTGCTGAATATCGATAGCCCCGGCGGCGAAGTCAGCGGTGCCTTTCAGTTGGCCGAACAAATCCGCGCCGCCCGATCCGTCAAGCCGATTCACGCGGTTGCGAGCGACCTAGCCGCGTCAGCTGGATACCTGATCGCCAGTTCCGCACAGTCCGTTTCGGTATCTCCCACCGGGCAAGTCGGCAGCATCGGCGTGGTGACCTGCCATGTCGATATGTCGGCCGCGCTGGAAAAAGCCGGCTACAAGGTGACGCCGATCTTTGCCGGCTCTCACAAAGTGGACGGCAATCCCTACCAGCCGTTACCGCCGGCCGTGGCAGATCAGATTCAAGCCGAAATCAACCATTACTACAGCATGTTCGTCGCTGCGGTCGCTGCCGGCCGTCCCGGCCTACCCGTCCGCGCCATTCGCGCCACCGAAGCGGCGCTATACATCGGCGCGCAAGCCGTCGAAGTCGGGCTTGCGGATCGCGTTGAAACGCCCGATCAACTCATTGCTCGCCTGGCTACTGAGGCGAACGCCCTCTCTTCACCTTCGGCGGCACGCGCCGCTAATCATTTGGAGCCAAAGAAAATGGCCGACGAAACCGAAAAGCCGGACGTTCCGGCGCAATCGCAGTTCCTAGCCGCCGCCGCAATCGCCGAGTCGTGCATCGCCGCTGGCGAGCCCGCGCTGGGCCGCGCTTTGCTGGGCAAGCAGCTTACCGCCGAACAGCTCAAGGCCCGCTTGGCCGATGCCAAGGAAATCCGGGCAATGGCGAAACTGGCCAACATGCCGGAAGAGGCGACCAAAATGATCGTGGAAGGCATCCATCCCGACCAGGCCGGGCAGCTGCTCCTCATTGAAACCGCCCGCCGCGACGCCGCGCTACCAGTGAGCAACGTTCATACCGGCGGCGTGATCGTTGACGGCCGTGACCGCCTGCGGGACGGGCTGAGCATGGCCCTGCAAATCCGGGCTGGGCTGGAAAAGAACGATCCGAAAAACGAGTTTCGCGGGCTCACCCTGATCGAAATGGCCCGCGTCTGCCTCGTGCAAGCCGGCGTTGTCGGACTGCCCAGCAGCCGGATGGGGTTGGCTTCGATGGCGATCACGCACAGCGCCAGCGATTTCCCCGTGCTGCTCGAAAACGTGCTGAACAAAACCCTACTCAACAGCTACACCGCCGCCGCCGACACTTGGCGGAAATGGTGTGCGACGGGCAGCGTGTCGGACTTCCGGCCCTACAAGCGGATACGCCTGGGCAGCTTTGGCAATCTGGACGCGCTGGGCGAAGCGGGGGAATACAAACACAAGGCGATTCCCGACGCCACAGCCGAAAGCGTGTCGATTGGTACCAAGGCCAACACCGTTACCATGACTCGACAAGCCATCATCAACGATGATTTGGGCGGGTTTACTCGGCTTGGCTCAATGATGGGCCGTGCCGCCGCTCGTTCCATCGAAGCCGACGCCTATTCACTCCTGGTTTCCAACCCGACGCTGGATTCGGACAGCACCGCGCTGTTCCACGCCAACCATGCCAACCTGGCGTCCGGCGGATCGGCTGCGGCGATCACTATGACCAGCCTTGACGCGGCCCGCACCATGATCAAGGTCCAAAAGGACCGATCCGGCAACGAGTACATCGGTATCACCGAGCCGTTTATCCTGTTATGCCCGGTTGCCAAGGCCGGCGCGGCCCGCACGGCGAATGAATCTGAGTACGACCCTGACACCGCGAACAAGCTCCAGCGCACCAACATCACGCGCGGAATTTTCAGCGCCATTGTCGATACCCCCTACCTGTCCGGTACGGCCTGGTATCTGCTCGCCAATCCAAACGATTTCCCGACCTTCGAGGTGCTGTTCCTGAACGGACAGGAAACCCCCTACACCGAGCAGGTGACGCACACCAACGTCGATGGCGTGCAGTGGCTGATTCGGCTGGATTACGGCGTCAACGTCGTGGATTACGTCGGCGCGTTCCGCAACGACGGCGCTTAATCGCTGCATTACGAGGATTGCAAATATGGCCACCAATTTCTACCAGGACGACGATGTTCTGGACTACACCAACACCACCGGTGCGGCTATTGCTGCCGGCGATCCGGTTGCCATCGGCAACATAATCGGCATTGCGCTTGTGGATATTGCCATCAGCGCGGTTGGATCGGTTGCGCTGGAAGGCGTCTGGAAAGTCGCTAAGGCCACCGGCAACGCTTGGGTGCAGGGCGCCAAGGTGATTTGGGACAAATCCGCTGCCAAGTTCGACCACGGCGGCGCCACCCCGGCCACCGGCGATATCTCCAACTGCTGCGTGGCGGCCTATGCTGCCGCGTCGGGCGATACCGTTGGTTACATCAAGCTCAACGTCGGTATGGGTACGGTCACCTGATGCGCCGCGCGTTCCTGCTCTGCATCCTTCCGTCGCTGGCGTGGGCCGCCCAGCCTCGCGAGCGCTGGAGCTTTGCATGGGACGCGCATCCACAGGCCGCGCAAGTGAGCTATTTCGTGCTGCAAATCGATGTTCAATCGCAACGCTGGCTGTATCGCATCCCATCCGGCACGGCCACCACCGTCCGAGGTATTGCCATCGATCCGACCATTGCCGGCGACGGCAGCGCGGTATTGCGGGCCTGTACCGCCGCCGATATCTGTTCCGCCGATAGTAACCGCGTCGTAATCGACCGGACGCCACCGCAACCCGTTTCATCTATCGGCTTCACCAACCAAAGGTAATCCCATGTCCTACATCAAGCCTCAAGGTTCCCTGTCCTGGCTGCCCTCTCCGTCCGAGGATGTCGTGTCCTACCGCGTCTATCAAGGCACGCCAGATGCTCCACCCACCTACGAGTCACCGTCGGCCGATGTCGGCAACGCGGTCACCGTACAGCTCCCGATTGAGGG